ATTCATGAAATTCGGATTGTCATCAAATCCTTGTATTGCACATATTACAGAAATTCCTGTTTCAAGAGTATGAGAAAAATGCGTTCTGCCGTTCTCTAGCATATCCGGAACATCGACTGGTGACAGGACAGTTATCGGGCTTCCATTGTGAATAGCGTGCCACAGGCCGCGGACCCCATCATACCGGTGGATTGCTAAAACTGGTATGTCTCTGTTTGCCAGTTGCAACCTTTTGAGAAAGTCTATCCCATCATTTCTAAAGTTCCCATACTGGATGTGCTCCTGCATTTGCGTGTAAACATGGCCTGATATGTCGAAGGCAACGATGTGGTAGCCTTTCATAGTCGACCATGAGGCAACAAAAGACCCCCCGTAGGTAACATGTTCAGTTACCTTTCGATGACGCTGGAGTGCTAAATACGTCTGCATCGCCTCCCGCTCTGCATCAGTTATCTCCTCTACAACAACCGTACTTGATCGGTTTAAAGCGTGTCGCCCAAAAGGTGTGGCACCATATGTGCCAGTTCGGAATTTCGGCTTTGCTGCTCGCTCCGGAAAGCTGCGCTTGAGCCTGGGAGGCAGTGGGTAAGCTGCAGGGCCCGCGTCTACCGCTCGTACAAATCCAGCAAGCTTGTTACCAAGTGCGATGTCATCCGGTGTGGTCTCTTCGCGGTGGATTCTGGCTCCGATCTGCTCGATCCAATTCAATGTGTTTTCCATAATTCCTCCCAACTGAAATTCAGTTCCCCCATAAGGCTTTGGGACGGTCTTCCGGGATCTGATGCGCGTCGCAACCCGACCCAGATTTCGCGTTCTAGCTGAGCTTATCGTGGACCTGAGCGATGAGTCAAGAAGATACGCTTGATGCCTCATGCCTGTGGATTCAAGTTCCACTATTAGGTAACGTAATTTCTTAATTGCCGACTTGTGCTGTCTAGACATGCCTACCCGGATATGGGTCAAGGGTGAAAAAACGGTGTCTCGAACGTGAGGGTCTAGATCCTCCGACTTTTTGTTGTGATTTATTGCCATCCGCAGAAGAACTGCCCGAACTTGAGGGTGCAGGAAACTAGCCGGAGACGATAGGATTTCGGAATCGGTTGCGCCATCGATCAGCTGATTTGGAATAACAGGCGATTGGCGAAGGGCTT